CCGCTGAACAGCTTCAGTGAAGGCAAAGTAAGCAGAATGCCGGGGCTGAGCAGCGCGAACAGCAGCGCTGGGGTCAGAACCTTGGGGCCGGTAATGTCAATCATTTATATGTACTCGACATAATTATTTACCCATGCGTAAAAGTTCTCTGGACAAACCCTGTCTGTGATGACGGCAATTTTTGAAATATCATTCCAGATGCATTGCTGCCACATGCCTGGCTGTTCCTCGGTGTACCACATGTGCGGCGCAAGGACAAACCCGACAAACGCTGGAAATCCAACAGTAATTTTCATATAATTTTCATCTATATATTGGCGAAGATGCATCCAACCATTCAAAAGTTCCTTTGAATACATGTCCTGCCAATCTTCGGGATGTAATTCGAGATCGAAATCATCCTGGTCATCATCTTGTTCAGCGACTGCGTTGTACTCATAGTAAGCATCACGCGAGTACTCGTCATTGATACCCATTTTTTTCGACTTGTCTATTACTCGAGCATAGCCTTTAAACCAACCACGGTCACTGAAGACTTGGTCGTAATAGGCGCGGCATCTGTGATGGCCTGGAAGGCACCCTCTGTACGTACTTCATCACCGCTAAAGTACGTCAAAAGACCCTTTTTGATGACATCCTTGGTAATACCACCCTTGGAGTTCTTTGTATTAAGATTGACCTTGACCTTATCATGGACCCGGACTGTGTCAATCTCATGTGTTTTCATGTGTACGGTGACAAACTCGCGGAGGTCCTTTTCGCGCTTGTTAAGCACTTGGAGATCTTTGCGAGCTGATGATAATTGGGCTTTAAGAGCCACCCACTCCTTCATAGCTGTTTTAAATTGCTCGTCAGCCATTTATGAAATTACTGACGATGTTTTTAAGCTTATATTTACTGATACTCTGGGGAAATTTCAAACTTGGGACGCATAGTGTCTGGGGGGATGGTGCTCAGATTGAAAATGGACACTGGCTCGCGGGGGTTGACTGGCTCTGAACGGAACTGCAGGTTGGCGTTGCGCAGAACACCACCGATAGTCTCCGGGTAGCCAATCTGTGAGCGTGGGTCCAGGTAGTTCTGGCCGCTCATGATCTTGTCTGGGCTGAACTGTCCAAAGTCCTCGGTGGCCACCACCTCACGAGGGATCAGGCCAGCTGAAGAAACCACGCCGGTGGAATAGTCAGTCGCTGCTGGGGCTGCGGCAACTGCTGGGGCCATGGCCGAGAAACCAGCGGGGGCGGTAGGGGCGTACCCGCTCATCTTGGGTGCGAACAAAAGATACAGAACAATAGCCGCCAGCACTAAAATTACCAGACCCTTGAGATCCATTTATATTAAATGCGGATAATTTTTTGGCTCGGTCCGACTGGACCAAAGTTTAGTCGACATAATCTGCTGGGTCATCCTCAACCTCCTCGGGGTCATCGGTGAACAAATAATCCTTGGGAAAATCTGGCGCCTTGGGGGCGCCACGGACGCGGACCTGGATAACACGCCAGATTGGACCGAAGGATTTCTTCAAGAACCACAGGCCTGCCAGCTCGAACATCACATCACACCGGGTGTCACCCTTGATGTCCTGAAGGGCGACCGGGTTCTTCTGGCGGTCAAAGGCCATAGTCACAATTTCACCCTTGATGGTTGCCAGTGAAGAGCTCAGAACGCCGTCTGTGATGCTCTCCTGGTAAGCACCGTTAATGGTCTCGTCTGAGAGCTCCTTGCCGAACCACTCAACCTTTGACTTCTTGGCATGTGCAAGGATCTCATCATCAATGGTCTGGAAAACATCAAGGCCAGTCTCCACCTTGAAATTTACAGACTTGCCCACAAGGTCGTCCTGGAGAAGCACATCATTCACCTGACGGCGAGCACCATTAATCTTCAGAAAGTAACGGCCATCTGGGAGCTTCACGGGCTTGGTGAACTCCATTATACTAGTAGGAAAAATCTTCTTTAATGATAGATGAACGCATCAAGTAACTGCAGCGTGGAATTTCTGACGAGATACTGTCAGTGTCTCCCTGACGTGACTGAGCCTGGTCAGGTTATATGTGGTTACATGAGCCGTGAAAATGGTTTGGTCTATCCCTGTGAACCTGGATGCTGTGCCCCAACATGTGGTTCAAAACTTGGCCACATGCCAAAACTTGGGCTCGAGTTCAGACCGTCAGCTGGAGTTCTCCCTCCAAATTTCAATGTGAATTTAGCGACGAGTGACGAACCAACGGAAACTCCTGGAGCTGCCGACCTCCCACCCCAATGGGGATGGATAAATCGGGAAGGTGAATTTTCGTGGCTCACTATGTTCAAACTCATGTTGGCTCTACTTGTGGTTGTTTTGGCATCACTCTTACTGGCTTAAAGGGACAAGCCATATGTAGAGTAGAAATGGCATCACCACTGACACTCGAGGACCTAGCAAAGGAGATCAAGTCTCTGCGTAAGGACGTTCGCAAGATCCGCCAGCACCTGGAGGATCCCAACGGCGAGAAGGCTAAGGCTCGCGCCGCCAGCAATGGTTTCAGCAAGCCTCAGGTTGTGACTGAGCAGCTGCGCAGCTTCCTGGGTCTGGCTTCTGACGAGAAGATCTCTCGCGCAGATGTGACCAAGCGCATCAGCGCCTACCTGACGGAGAAGGGCCTGAAGAATGGCAAGAATATCACTCTGGACGCCCCACTGAAGGACCTGCTGAACCCCCCAGAGAACATTCAGGTCACCTTCATGAACATCCAGAAGTACATCAGCCCTCACTACGTGAAGGAGCCTTCCGACAAGGTTACCAAGCCCAAGGCCCCAAAGGCTGAGGCGACTGCTGAGGCTGCCAAGGAGAAGACTGCTCGCCCAAAGGTCGAGAAGAAGGTTGCCAAGGCTTAAAACCTTGGTGCCTAATAACATAAACAATGGAGCCAGCACCGACACTTGATGTTTCACTAATAAATTCACTTGTCGGAACTAAAATCAAAAATACGGATTTATACCAGCGCGCGCGCACGCACAAGTCAGCCCTGAAGCGATATTCAGGACTGACTGGTTCGTACGAAACACTTGAATTTATGGGCGATTCCGTCCTAGGATTTATCATTACTAAACACTTATTTGATCAATATGAAAAAGAGCAGGAGGGGTTCCTTACAAAAGCGCGGACGAAGATGGTCCGTGGTAAAACTCTTTGCGAAATTTCGAAAAAATTAGGACTTCATGAGCTTATTTTGATGGACGAAAAGGGTCAGCGTAATAGCTGGAACACAAACCCTAACATCATGGAGGATGCTTTTGAAGCACTCGTTGGTGCCATCTACATCGATCTTGGTATGATCCATGCAAAGCGGTTTGTTCTGGATGCCTTTACGAAGGTTGAGACCAACCTAATTGATGACAATTACAAAGATCAATTGATGCGATGGTGTCAGGCTCTCAAGATGCCTCTTCCAGATTACAAGATAATTGGAAACACGAATGGTATGTTCTGTGTTCAGTTGGTGGTGGACGGGCTAGAGTGTGGTTGTGGATTTGCAACCTCAAAGAAAGAGGCTGAACAGAATGCGGCGCAATTACTACTTAAGACGGATATTCGATTTAAAAATAAGCAGATCCCAGTAAATGGATCCAAAAATCAAGGAACTGATAGAACGGACGTACCACGAACAGCGGAGCCCCGAGTGGCTTGCGCTCCGTGAAAATATGCTCACGGCAAGCGATGCCGCAACTGCACTTGGTGTCAACCCGTACGAAAAGCCTGAGGGTTTATTGATAAAAAAGTGCGGTGGCCGCAAGTTTAATGGAAATGAAGCAACTAACCGCGGCACATTACTAGAGCCAGTTGCCCGTGACAAGTACGACGCCATGTATAATCGTAAAAGTCATGAGATTGGGCTCGTGCAGCACCCGAAGCACCCCTTCCTGGGTGGATCACCTGACGGCATCACTGAGGATGGCTTGCTTATCGAGATCAAGTGTCCATTGACACGCAAGATTGAAGCCAAGGTGCCAAAGTACTACATTCCCCAAATTCAATTACTTTTGGAAATTCTGGATCTAGAAGAGTGTGACTTCATCCAGTACAGACCGCCTACTGACCTGCCGGAGGAATTTGTAGTCGTAAATGTGAAACGAGATCGTGAATGGTTTGCGAGATCCCTCCCGGTCATGGAGGCGTTTTGGCAGCGCGTGGTTGAGGAACGAGCGAATGGTTTCAAGTGTGAAATTGTGGACGAAGAACCTGCTTTAGAGTTGAAAATTCCTGTATGTGAAGTAATAGAAGATGGGGTGCACACAGTGCAGGAAGAAGGGCGTGACCCTCAAGTGTAGGGACTGTTCTGGTGAATTCTGCACTGGCTGCATTCAACTTGAGACGCACATGTGTCCCATGTTGAGTGCCCGAAAGCAAATTGAAAAAAATGAGCTAAGTTCTAAACTCGTCAAGGTGGAAGCCTCAAAGGTTATTAAAATTTGACCGTCTTCACAACCACTATGCCAATGATAACGAGAATAAGAATAACAAGAAGACGGCTATCTTCTTTATCGGCCCGGACAGCTGGGCGGTCTGGACGTTCCCAGGTGACGACGCCGTTGTCCATCTCATATTTACGCGCAGGGAACATGAGATAAGGTGCTGGATTTACAGCCGCCTCTTTAAGGTACATCGGGCCTGACCGATTGAGATCAAGAGGGTTGAAGTGGTCGAGAGCTGGATTTTCGTCGGTGTATGTCTGGGGCACCTCATCAATCTGTGTGGTGTACGACCCGTCCATAAAGTCTTTATAGAAGCCGTCAGTCGGAACACCAAATGTGTTCGTCCAGGTATATGCGTTAAATCCGTCAATTTGGAGGCGGTCATCTATCAGGGCTGCACTCGCCATTACTGTACGTTTATATTATTTTCCTTGTAAAATTTTGTCTGGGCCTTCTGACGATGGAGTTCCCACATTTCATCCAGGTCAACCTTCAACATTGAAGCCAGTTGAAATAGATAACTAAATACGTCACCCATTTCCATGACCACATCGGTTCCCCGATCCTTCTTCAGCCCCGTCTTGCGATAAATTCGATGGGCCTGACGGATACTCGACGCAAGCTCCCCCATCTCCTCGTTGAGCAACATCCAGACAATGCTCACTGGAGCCTTGTCCCATCCCTTTTGTTTACATAGTTCGGCAGTCTCGTCACGGTAGCGGTTCATCTTATTATGTCATGGGTCTACTTGTTTAAGGCGCTACTGAGTATATTCAAATTTCTTCTGAATTTGAAAACTAAAATCAACGCAAATATGAGCAACCCTGCCTCGACACCCAACTTAATTCCATCGACCTTGTGTTCATCTGATGTTTTGGTGTGCGCCCAAGGTTCGACAACAGTGGAAGTGAAAAATCTCACTAGGCGGTCAATGATGAAAAATATGAGAAAACCCACCAGGATGTCATCTAGATTTCTCATAGTTAACTTATGTCCAGAATATTTTCAGTACTTAAATTAATGGCGAACACAGGAGGAGCCCCCGCCCTTCCCGCACCCCCTAAAGGGGGGCCAAATATGGGGGTGATAATTGCAGTCGTTTTGATTATAATTATAGGAATAGTTGTTGCAGTTTATTTTACTAATGTAGCATGCCCGTCATGGGGGAACGCGTGCGCCGCCGCCCCCTCACCTGTAGACGGTCCCACACCAGCCCCGGGGCCTACGCCAGCCCCCGGGCCTACGCCAGCCCCCGGGCCTACGCCAGCCCCCGGGCCAGCCACGCCCCCTGGCACACCGCAGTATAATTTCATAGGCGGGTCCCAGTCTCAGGCTATAACTGGAAAAACTTTCATACCCCTTGTCTCCGTCTATGGAGACTACTATACCACTTACGCGAGAGACAGTGCATCGACGAATTCATCAATTTCTATTGTGAAAAGAGATCAGACGGGTGGTGTGAACACGTGGGGGATATCACAGGACACGGGAACTGGACGTGGAATGGGCAACTATAAGTTTGCCAAGATTGACAACAACATAATGAAAATTACAAATATAAGATCATACACAATTGACGGCTATTTTATAGATGCGTCAGGTAATGGTATAGTAAGTCCATATACCGATGACGGGCACAACATAAATCACTTTGACTTGGGCGATTACGGCACTCTCCAAGGAGTGAGTGCTTTGCCTGATAGCACCCTCCCTCGGGAGTATGTTCCAAAAACCTATGGTTGCCTGAATGATGAGACGGCTTCAGGAGAAAATTGCATCATTCCCGCAAGTTATACAGGTTACCAGCAGGGGTTCACCAGCATGTTCGAAGATTGGAGTGTAAATCCGAATGACACCACGAAAAAACAGAGATCTCGTGGGTTCTGCCCGTACGGATACAACGTGGCACCCGCTTCACTTGGCGGATCACCAAACAAATGCTCCTACATCGCCAAGACACTCAACGCATCTACGCCGACCGCACCGGGTCTCGAACCTGGACCAGTCCCTCCCGCACCGGTGGCCACCGGGCCCGTCACCTCGTGCCCGTGCGGCAAACATCTTCAGAGCGGTCAGTGTGTAAACGACCCAGCGGGTGGCCCGGGGTTGCCAGGCGTTGCGTGGTGCGATCCGGGCTGGGAACTTACACCAGATAATCAGTGCTATCTTATCCAGGGACAAGGACAGCGCAAACCGGCATATATTTCGTGTTAATTAAAAAGCAAATTTAGTGTTGTCTGGTATCTTGTTGCCGTAGGTGCTCGTGCTCACAGGTGCTGGCAGTGGCACTGGATTTTGCGAAATGTCTTTAATATACATGAGTTGCTGCAGAACGCCAGTTGAGATGGTGCGAGTGGCTTCCTGTACGACCCGCTTGTTCATGTTGGCCACCTGGCCGCGGACATCGACATACGGATCGGCCATGAGATTTGTGTAAGCGCGCTTCATGAGCGCCTGAAGATCGGCGTCATTTTGTTTATCAATTGTGTAACCTGTTTTTGACTGGATAGACTGGATGATGTCTCTGTGAATGGTTTCCCGATTGAATTCGGAAAAGAAGGCGTCGCTCAGGGGAGTGGGCAGATACCGAGTACTCATTTATATCTACATAGTTAAAAATTCACTCGAACCGGACACGGGCCTTGAAACGGCCCTGAGACGATGATATGATCACGTCCTCCTGCATATCAGAAAAAGGCCCGCTCAGGTTACCGTTCGCGCTCCAGGTTACCGGTGAGATGCGGTGCACGCTAACGCTTCCTGCA